AATGATAGCTCAAGTCAAATGGTTAATAAACTAACATATTACCCTAAAGTAGAAAATGTATTGTTCAAAAACACACTTGTCTATTACTTGTTAACGAATGGAGAATTGACACAAGATATCCATCATCCGAACAGGTATAAGAGCGTCAAACCAAAGGCATTTTATTATACGGATAATGATTATCCGACTTTACTTACTAAAGCAAGATCCGAGATGATCGCATCCAAGCTCGATCATAACATTACTTTCACGATTAAAACAGACAACGATGTATTCCAACCCATGAAAAATATCGAACTTGGGGATTTTGTAGAGTTTGTGAACAACGAACAAACCTATGATTCAGTGGTTACAAGCATCAAGTTTAGTCAAGGTTTTCACAAGGCGATGGTAACACTGGGAGAGTACCGTATTAAACTTACCGAAAAAATCCAGCTTTTAAACAAAAGTGTGAACTCTGCAATGAGTCACATATCAATACAATCAACTGGGATCACTGATCTCGATGGAGGAGAATTTTAATGGGTGTTCAAAAAATTACCTTTGATGGTGCAAATGTCACATCGAAAATCGATGCAGACTTGTATCATTTTTTATTTTCAAGTGACGTTGGAATCTTACGAAACGTTAAGTCAGGATGTAGTTACACGTTAGCCAATAATACCATCACTTTTTTGGATGGTTATGTTAGCATTCATGGACGTATTATCTATCTGGAAAATATGACTACCGTTTCAGTCACGCCAGATTCTAACAAGTTTGGCTATGTAGTTCTTGGGATTGACACTCAAGCGAACACAGTAAGTATTTATATCAAAGAAGCAGTTGGAACATATCCTGTTCTAACCCAAAACAATTTACAGAATGCGGATGGGCTTTATGAGTTTGCATTAGCTGCATATTCTAAAACAACGACTTCAGTAACCCTTATCAATGGTTTTGAAAGAAGTGCGATTACATCAGACAAACAACGAATCAGTGATCTTGAAGCAAAAGTCAACGATCGATTTTATCCACAAAAGTTGTTGATAACTAAGATTAGTAATGGTGTTTATCGCTTTGGTGACGTAAATTCTGCAATTTTGATGGAAAGCATACTCTATGTTGTCATTGAAAACACAACTGTGGTGAGCCTACCGACTAATCAGCTATTTATTGTCGTTGGCTCGAACTCGTCCATGAGCTACAGATACGCGGGCTCTGATTATTCACTAGGTATATCTTATTCAAATGGACTCGTCACTTTGTCATTGGGTAATACAACACATCGAGTTACACAAGCATATCTTAAAAAATAAGGAGGAATTATCATGGCAACTATTCAAATAAAAAGACGTACAACAGCTGGCACTGGTCCGCTTACTGGAAGTACTGGAACGATTAAAGCTGGAGAACCGCTAGTCGATTTTAATGGCGAGCATCTATTCATCGCCAAGGCTGATAAGACAGGATCAGTAGGGACCCCACTTGTTGAATCCGATTACTTAAAGATTCCTGGTGTAGCAAAAGTCGATACACAAATCGATACCAAAATCACAGCTTTAGGTTTAGGAACTGCAGCAACTAAGAATACAGGCACTGGTAATGGAAACATTCCGATTTTGGATGCTGACGGCAAATTAGCAGATTCAGTCATTCCGAAAGTCGCTATAACAAACACATGGGTTGTAGCAAGCCAAGCAGCGATGTTAGCTTTGTCAAATGCCCAAGAGGGTGACGTTGCAGTCAGAACGGACATTAATAAGTCATTCATATTGAAAACAACTGGATATGCAACTCTGGCTAACTGGCAAGAATTACTGACACCAACAGATTCAGTTACAAGCGTTAACGGATCGACTGGTGCAGTCACCATTACACTTGCAGGACTAGGTGGTGTTTCAACAACTACGTATAATGCTCACGTAGCTGCAGATGTGCATTTAACAACAACTCAAAAATCTATATTAGCTAACGTTCTGAATACTCGAATTCTTTCAGGTGCTGGCTCAGAATTCATGGTTTCGCAAGCGGCCTTTGATGCTGCAGTATTATCTGGTGGGATAAAACTTTATCAGTACATCGATTCGAACTACACACCAAGTGTTGTTAAATATGCAATTGGTATCGATACGACTAAGGTTTTACAGCCTTCATCCATCATTGATGGTGGTACTTACTAATGGCAATCCTTCGGGTGAAACGAGGCACAACAAAGCCTTCAACAGCGAACTTAGCGTATGTAGGCGAGTTAGCCTTCGATTATACAAACAACGCCCTCTACGCCCGAAATTCAACGTCAGTTGTGAAGGTAGGTGGAGAACTAGAACTTGTGTATTCAATTGAAACAGCAGCAAGCTCAATCAGCGTTTCTTATGCTTTTAACTCAGCATACATTTACACGATTGTGGTGATAGCAACTACCTATGGAAGCACAATAGATACATCATCTACTACGATTAACTATCGAACATCGGGTTTATCAAATATTAGTGGTTCTGCACTTGCTACCTATGCAAACGATGTGGCAAGTGGTGTCACAAAAATGTTCAATGGCAGTTCAACCTCACTTGCTATTCCGGATAGTTATTCCAGTGGTATAACCCTTGCAAGTGGAATATCTAAAACGATTACCTTTCAACTTACTCCCATTTTTTCAACCGGATTTACTGATGTTAGACAATGGTTATCTACAGGTAGAAGTGTGACGACAGTGACTGGGCAAGCGAATGCATCCATCACCATGACTGAGTTTGCACATTCAATTGGTGGAGTTCCACAAAATCTTTTAATTAATCCTGGACTAGACTTGGGATCACCTGATCTCATTTCAGTGTCCATTTATCGCACAGCGAGAAAGTAGGTTATTATGGCAATCATTAAAGACATGCAATCTAAGTTTGGCGTCGCTTTATCCTATCACCGTATTACCGCATTTAACATCAACTATGTATCAAAAAAAGCAGTTGTTTGTGTCGCTTCCTATCTATCCAAAGAAGCACGTGCCAATCGTCATGCACCTCTAGAAGAAATTGACATCGAAGTTCCGGAGTCTGATTTTAGTTTATTCGCTGAATCAAATCCAATTGCTCAAGGTTACTTATGGTTAAAAGATAATGTAGTAGGATTCGATGACTCACTCGATGATTTTGATGTGGTAGAAGGGACTGCTCATGCTCCAAGTGAAACCAAGAATCCGCAGTAAAGAGAGTATTCTAGAAATTGTTCAAGGCTTGTTTCCAAACACCATAGTGATGTTTATCTATTACTGTGGATCTTTAGCCTTTGGAATAAGTGATGAAAATAGCGATGATGATGTGACGGTAGTACTTGATGGATTCAAAGGTAACGTTCATTTGAGTTTGGGTGAATTAGATATTTTTGCTTATGGCAGAGACATCTATCTAAAGAAACAAAACTTAGATCCATCTGTTCCACTTTATGATCGTGCATATATTGATGAGGTTTTATCAACTAAAGATAATCTTATCTATTTAGATGAAAACTACAAAGATGAATACGAAGCCTATAAGAACATAGACTTAACAAGCAAGTTAGGTCTTTTTTTATCAAGCTTTGTTGAACACTACCAAATGCGTATCGATTATCCAGACCCTCAAAAGTCACACTATCACATTCTAAGGGTAAGAGGCATATTGGATCACGTGGATCAAGTCGGAAAATATGAGCATATTATCCCTGAGCCCTGGTACACTATGATGATTGAATATAAGAAAAACTGGAATAACAACAAAGGTAAAGAATACATGCCACTATTAAGGGAAGCACTGAATTACATCGAAAACTACAGGAATAAGGTGATTAGCAATGAACTGGGATAACTTACTCAGTCTATTTAGAATGGAAAATCTGGTTTATTGGGTTGTGACCATGGTAGTTGTTATCATGACGACAATCAAGCAGTTTAATCGTCAGGAACAAAAGAATAAAACGAATAACGATGAGATTCTCACCAATCTTCAGACGATAGAGAAGCAAAACATCAAGATGTTAAATCTATTAGAGATGCACGCACAAGATATCAAATCGTTAAAAAAGGATGTCAATGTCTTAGAACATCGGGTATCCAGATTAGAGGATTCGCAAGTCAATATCTATAAACGCCTAGGAGGAAAAGAAAATGACAACACTTGAAATCGTATTACTGATAGCGTCACTCTTGTTACTAGCTCTCTATGTTACATCAAAGATGAGTAAAGATCAATCACTGAGTGATGTGATCAAAGAGGTGAAGCAAGACCTCAAGAACACTGCAGAGAATGTTTCTGAACTCGTTACCAAAGCAAAAGAAGTTGTCTTTGATGAAAGTGTTCAAAAAACCATCAAAGAATTCATTATGATTGTCGAGGAAAAGAATAGGCTTGCCAAAGAAAAAGGTGAAGCCTATTTAATTGGAGATGATAAAAAACTCGCTGTTGTATCACGATTAAGCGAGTGGGTGAGCAATTTGACAGGTTCAACTGAGAAAGCAGTAGAGTTTGTCGAGACCAATCAATCCAAGATAGAAGCGATCATTGATGACTATATTTCCTTCAGCAATAAGATGCAGGGAAGGGCGACTTTATCTGCAGCTGAGAAAATTATACAAGAACAACTAAAGAAATAGTAATTGACCATACCTTATTTCTCAATCGGGTATGGTCATTTTTTATTTTTATTCTATTAAGTGTGATGTTATAATTAAACTATACAAATCGACGAGATGGGGGATGAAAAAATCGACAAGAAGTATATAACACATGTTAAAAATGAATCAAATAGACTATTTAATGAACTATCAAAAATGTTAACAGTTATTCGGAATGTAGTGTGGATGTTTCAACTTAAAGAAATGTTTGAATCGGAACTTAAAAAAGAAAAAAATAAGCATTTTTACAAAACTATGACAATGGAAGGACACACATCCAAACATTATATGGTTTTTTCATATTTTGTTGTATCTTTAGCTACATGTTTGGATGATGGAGGAATAACGAGAAGTGAGTTGAACAAATATTATGACGGTGATTCAAGTGTTATAGAAGAAATCAAGCAGTATAGGAATTATGTGTGTCATTTTAATCCTATAAATAGTATGAAGATGAACAATCAAGTTGGGCATAGACAGTTGCTTGAAAACAAAAGTTTACTTGATATTGTAGAAAAAGTTTTTAAGGTATCTGATGCTATATATAGAGTAGCAAGTGATCGTCAGAAGTTATTACACGAGAATACAGAAAAACTGTTGGAGCTATACCAAAATGAGTTGCAGCAGACAACCGCAGAATATATGGATCCAGATTTAATGTATATTTTAATGAATGCTAAAAATGACGAGATACTTTCTGGAAGATGGATAACTAAATATATTGAAAGTGGTTCTATAAAGAATAAATCTTCTTAAGATTTGGTTGATTAATTGTATTTTTTAGCTGATAGTAGAAGTAATGGGATCTCGTTACACTCTACTTATGATGTGGATGGAGCATTTTTAAGTATGAACTATAATGGCAATGAAAACTTGTATATCACAAATATATAAGGAGATATCATAGAACTAGTTTTTATTAATGGCACATCATAACAAAACAGGACGATGAACTCAGATAAATAAGAAAAGATAATCTAACAATATATGCAACATAGAGGTCCAAGGTGTGGTCATTTTTCATTTTTATTCTATTAAGTGTGATGTTATAATTAAACTATACAAATTTCGAGGTTAACATGAATAATTACGAAGTAGCAATTAATGGCGTAAAGATAGTAGCTAAGATTTTAAATATACCAGAACCACAGATCAGCTTCTTTGATCCAGAAGAAGTATCAAATAGAGAGATTACTGGAATGTATCTTTTCGAGTCTGATGAAATCATATTTAATGAAGAATGGGTCGAAAAATCACCATGGATTGAAGTCATTATCACAGCATTTCATGAAACTAGACACGCTTACCAGGGGTATTGTATTAGAACCAAGTCCATGGAGTCAACAGATACTCTAGACAAATGGGAGTATGAAACATTGAACTATATTAAGCCTTCTGGAAATAATAATGAAATCGATGACATAGCATATTTGAATCAAGAAATTGAAATCGATGCGATTGGATTTACACATCACAAGATTTTCGAGTTTTTTGAAGTAAAAACAATAGTTCCTAGTGTTATTAAGGATAAGGTATTTGTATAGTAATTTTTTGGGGGTGAACTTATGTATTATATTATTGAAAAAGATTTTAAAAAAAACTCATGGCATAAAAGGGATATGACATTCATTTTACTTCTATCAATTAGCTACACGATTCTATCAATTTTATTGTCAGGAATTCTTGGTAGCATCTGGTATAGCTATGGACTAACTTTGGTTATTGTACCTGTCCAATATACATACATATTTTTTCTTGTAAAAAAATATTGTAATACTAAAATTAATTATTGGAAATTCAAAAAAAACATTCAATTCTATATTGATGAGAGAAAATCCCGTGATGCTAAACTACTTGCAGAGATATGTAAGAAGAATAGTATTAATACTCGTCCTAAAGTATTAGAAGCAATAAGACATTATCAAACTTTGGTTCCAAGGAATATTATAGGATCTGGAGTCTTTCTAAGTCTGGTCGCTATAATAATTTCAATAGTTGCCTTTTCTTTCGATGATAATACAATCTCATCTGAAAGATTCCAGCTCATGATATCTATATTTTATTAGTAGCCATCTTATACGCTTTCTTTAAAATAACAGTTGATCAATTTGCGTCATCTTTTGGTAATAAAGCTTTATATAGAAGAATGGAAGATATATTGTCGTCAATATACTTTCAGTCAATAATCAAGTAGGTATTTCAATGAACATATATTTTGATGAATCTCGTAATACTGGTGAAATAGGTATTAACGGGGATAAACTTAATTATTTCGGACAAAGATATTTTGTTATAGTCGGTTATATAGAGGATAAATCGATAACACAATCATATTTGAGTTTCAAAGATAAGTGGAATAAGTTTGTAAACAATGGCGTTGAAATGGATGAGATTAAAGGTACAGATCTGTTGACTCGAAAGAACAATTCGGCACTCGAAGAATTTATCTCAACTTTTATAAAAGGTAACAACATTTATGTTACAATATACGACAAGAAATTTTTTCTAGTATCACAATTTCTTAATTGGTTCTTCATGGGTCTCAGAGATTTTGATTTCAATATGTATCATAAATTCTTGTTGTTTTTGATGAAGGTTGATGATTATTTTCTGACTAGATATATAAATCTTACTAAAAATAATACGATAGAAAATTTGAGAGAGTTTGTAGCCTATATTAAGCTTCATAAATTTGCAGAATGTGTTACATCTCCTTTTGAAGCCATGATTGCTGTGGAGATATCACAATTGGTTGAAGGATTGGAACATAGAGGGGAATTTGTCGAATATTTATATGATACAATTTCGGAAAATGTACGTATAAAAAAATCCGACAGAAACAATATAGTTAATCTGACTGCACTTGGTGAAACCATCCTTATGATGAAGCATAATATAAAGGATTTATCCAATAATGAAATTGTTGTTTTTCATGATGAGATTGAGGTCGTGCAGGACTATATTAAGCACTACTGGAATACCACAAAAATAGATTTTGTTAAGAGTAAGCGAACAATAGAAGTACAACTCGCTGACAATATTGCTAGTATTTATGGTAATCTAATATCAAAAGTACTGCCTTTAAATGGTGATAATGATTTGCCTAAATTGTTATCTGATGATTATTCATGGGTAAGGAAAACGATCCAAAAAGTCTTTAATTATATTGACAATAATAATATCAAACTCGTCACTTCTATGCGAGAAGCGGCTTTAGTAAAAGCGTTTATATCAAATAAAGCTTTTAAGAACGTACACGACTTTAAGCGCGATATACTGGAGAGATTAGAATCAAGGTTTCAAACTGAGTTAAGTAATCATTTATCGATTGACCAAACGAAAAAATTGTTTGATAGATAGAATATCTAATAGACTGTTAGGGAGGATAAAATTATGAGTGACTATGCAGGTAGAACATATGAATTTGTACCAAAATCTGAATTGAACCCTGTCAAAGATCAAGTTGAAGTAATCATTAATGCGCTTCAAGATTCTATGCGTGTATTTGGAGTGACATTCACTTTCAAGTTAGTAGGCAGTGGTGGTAAACATCTTGTAACTAGAGTCATTAACGGGAATACTGGTTTTGATTTCGATTATAACTTGGGAATCCAAAAAGATGGAGATCTATCCGCTAAAGACTTAAGACTAAAAGTAAAACGCGAACTTGAAATGATATTGCAAGGTACTGGGTATTCAACAGTCTCTTCAGGAAAGCAATCCATGACTTTCAAATTTATAGATCATGATAACAGTAGAATAGTTCATAGTTGTGATTTTGCTTTAGTTAATGACTATGTAGATGATGTTGGTGACTCAATTCAGGAAATATTGATCTGGCAAAGAGAAGATGACACGTATATCTGGAACAAGAGACCATATGCTAAAAATCATTCAGATAAATTGTCGAACTTAAAAGCAAATGGATTATGGCAAGAAGTAAAAGATGAGTATTTGAAGATAAAAAATAATAATCAGGATAGAGAAAAGAAATCCTTCTCTTTGTTCTTTGAGGCTATCAATAATGTATACAATCGATATGATTGGAACTGAGAAAAAAGATAAAAAGCTGCTTTTGCATATAAGTAAAGCAGACTTTATAAAAAGAATGATTTTTAATAACCCAGATGAATTAGAACGTTGTGAGCAATATCTGGATTTAAAAGGTGTTGCATATCATGCTGTTTTAGCGAACTACATTGGTCTAGATGACAACGGAAAAATCGAATATAAAAAAGTTCAAAACATGTATGTTTATGATAAACGAATAAGATACATTCTATATAAGTTCTTATCTGCTTTAGAAGAAGGGATTAGGGGATATATATCAAATCATTATAATTCAATGGATAAAATCAAATCCTTATCAATGAAGATATACAATGCTGTTGAAGATGGTAGTAACTTATCAAAAGAACTCGAAAATTTAGGTTTTAATGAATTGATGCAACTCACTCAAAAACTAAATCCAGATGACTTGTATATACTATTTAATGGAAATGAAAATTTAGAGATTAATCTTCGAGCAGTAAGGGGACTTAGAAATGCTGTAAGTCACCACAGAATGTTATTTGTATATGAGGATTTTGACGAATGCATTGTGGATAATGTATTTAGTGATAGCTTAACAGCAAATGTCATTAACTTATCAAATCTGATTAATCCATTCTATAAACCTTTTATTATTAATGAATTAAATAGAGCAAAGAATGATAAAGATGATCCTCGATTTGTGAACACAATTCCATCGAAGGCGTATTTTAAACTAGGATAGAACAATGCAAACAAACAGTTTCGTTAAATTTGATTCAATCAAAATTTTATTAAAGAAAAAGGAGAGTATAATGGTTGATAAAATCAGTTATAGTGAGTTTATTACAGGAATTAACAATGGAAGTATTGAGTTAATAAGATTCTCAGTTGAGGGTTATTCGCATTATAACAATTGTATTATTAAAAGAATAGTTGATAAATTGAGCAATGGAAATGAGGCCGTCATTATCCGTGTGGATCTTGTAACTGACTTAACCGAAAGCATTAGTTTTTATAGGAAATTCAAAGAAGAATTGAAGATGTTTAATTTTGGTCGAAAAGGGAAACTCACACTCAAAGAAGTTTGGGAAAAAATGATCATTATTGAGCTGAATTATCATAAAAATAGTTAATACTAGTCAATTGTTTTCAGCTTATGATATAAAAAGTTGATTGAATCATTTGTACTTGATAGTACAAGCAATGTCTTAAAAGTGAAGAGGTGTTGGATCAATGTATGAATTATTAATAGGATTATATATACTTGCAGTAATAACATTTGTATTTCTTTCGTTTATCGATAGAGAGTTGAGATTTTTAGAAAAGTCAAATATAAGAAAAGTCAAATTTATCGAACTTAAAAAAGCCAACGTTTTATTCTTTAAGTGGATGAAAAAAGATAAATCAATCTCTGAGTTTTCTTTTATCATGATTTTGTTATTTTATGCAGTAAATGTATTAGGAGTAACCACTTTAGTTTTACATCTTATTACACAGGTACATGTATTGTGGGTTCTTTGTGCCATTCTATTATTTTTGAATTTGCCCATTTTATTAATTTCACTGATAAGAATTTCCTTATCGAAAGATGAACAACGTCATAAAAACAATCTTCAAAAAAAATAATCTAGACTGTGTTGATTAAGTGGACCTAGATAGTATGAAGAAAAACTAGTTTTTGAGTTAAATATGTTTCTCATGTTCGAAAAGTCTTGTAAATGGGAACATAAAATGGCGAAAAATATGTTTCCCACGCACAATATTCTGCATTTTTGCTAGCAATGGCAGTAACTCAACGCACGTTGAAACGATATCATTGCTTTCATTAAAATAGCGCTTGTTATATACTTGACACATACTTGACAACGTTTTTAAATCAAACAAAATCTAACGAATCCAATAAAGACAGCCATCAGATACCTTCAATAAGGGTCAGATGGCTTTTTTTCTCTAAATGAGCAAATTTTGTCCCTTGTGGAAACATAGTATAGCCAAAAAAAGCAACGAAAACAGAGGCCATCCTCGTGAGTGGAAACACATTTATTTCTAAGATAATTAGATATCATCCTGGATTGGTTCCCAATAGTGGTCCTCTATCACTATCAAAAAGCATTTTTGAAATACTGACAAGTTGCACAACATTAACATGATATAATGCACAATTACATTAGCAAAAAATGCACAATGATAACAAACAAGTGTACTTTGTAATTATCCGATTTACTTCAGTTGAGTTTTATCAAATACACAAGGATATAGGTTATTAAGATTATTGAATGATATTCTTATGCATTTCATCACAAAGTACTCCGTTTATAATTGTCAAAGTACTCCGTCATTAATAATCAAAAAACACCGATTGCGATTGACATTCGAAAGGAAATAAGATAATATGAAGACAAAGAGTTGAAACAAATGACAACGGAATATTATAAAAGAATTATTGATTCAGAGTTAAAAGACCATCTTGATGCTATGGGAGCTGTTTTGATTGTCGGACCAAAGTGGTGTGGCAAGACGACCACAGCGATGCAAGAGGCAAAGAGTGTGTTGAGGATGCAAGATCCTGATAAAACAGAAGCATATCTCGCTACGGCACGGACTAAACCGTCACTACTTTTGATTGGCGATACTCCAAGATTGATTGATGAATGGCAAATTGCACCAGTGCTTTGGGATGCAGTGAGAACAGTTGTTGATGATCGTTCAGCAGAAGGACAGTTCATTCTAACAGGTTCAACGACTATTGACGATTCTCAAATCATGCATTCCGGTGTTGGTCGCATTTCTCGTTTGATGATGCGTCCAATGAGTCTGTATGAATCAAGGGAATCGAACGGCAAAATTTCCATTAAAAGTTTGTTTGATAACACAAATCTCAACATCGATGGAATTCAATCTGATCTATCGATTGAACGATTAATTTTTTCTGCATGCAGAGGTGGATGGCCATCGACACTAGGTAAAAAAAGTGATAAAGCAAGTTTGTTTGTTGCACAATCCTATGTGGATACCATCTGTGAAACCGATGTTTCAACAGTCGATGGAGTGAAGAAGGATCCAAAGCGCGTTCGGGCATTATTACAATCGTACGCAAGAAATATTTCTACATTAGCCACCAATAAGACGATATTAAGAGATATGAATGCCAATTCTACTGAGATTGTTGAATCGACGTTCTATGTGTATATCAATGCTTTGAATAGAGTCTTTGTTATCGATGATATTCCTGCTTGGAATCCCGCCATCAGATCTGCAACCACCATCAGATCTAGTAATAAAAAAGGCTTTATTGACCCCTCTATCGCGGTGGCGGCTTTACGATTAACCCCTGAGATGCTCATGCAAGATTTGCATACATTTGGGTTTATTTTCGAAAGCTTATGCAATCGCGATTTAAAAGTGTATTCACAAACCATGGGCTCTGAGTTATCATATTATCATGATCGCTATGGACTAGAAGCGGATGGAGTATTAAGGTTACGTGATGGAAGATATGCACTCATTGAATATAAACTTGGGAACAAGGATATCGAAGACGCTGCAAAGCATTTATTAAAACTCTCTTTATTAATTAAGCATTACAATCTCGAAGAATCCTCTCCCAAACTAAGAGAACCTGATTTCTTGATGGTCATAACCGGTGGAGAACTTGCATATACGCGAGATGATGGCGTGAAGATTGTACCCATTGGTTGTTTGAAAGACTAAAAATGAAGTCGCTATTTTTTAGTACTAAATTGGAGTGATGCACAAATATACAACGATCTAATACTTAACGTGTTTGACGATATCGGAGTATGCCATATTGAAAGGAGTATGTATGAGAACATATAAAGCGATTGAGCAAATTGAAAAAATTTATGTTAACGGATCTTTTTCTATTGAGAAATGGAAGAGTTATATAGAACCGGTAATTCCTAATGCTTCATCGATGTTTCTAGAAGATATCAAGGATTATGATTTCAATTCAAAATGTCTTCCTATTCTTAATAATGTTTTCTTGAATATAAGTAGAATTGTTAAAGTCGGAGAAATATTCGATCAAATTACACAAAACCTTGAATCAAATATAATCAGCCATTTTCACAGATCCTTAGATGTAGAAATCATTTTATATCTTGGCTTATGTAACGGAGCTGGATGGGTGACTGATATTAATGGTCAAACAAAGGTATTACTTGGAATTGAAAAAATAATCGAACTAAACTGGGACAATATGAACCAAATGATTGGATTAATTTATCATGAATTGGGTCATGTATATCAAAAGCAATTCGGTATTCTAGAACGAACGTTTAATAACTTAAGTGATCAATTCTTATGGCAATTATTTACTGAAGGGGTTGCAATGTACTTCGAACAAATGCTTGTTGGAGATTTTTCATACTTTCATCAAGATGATGGAAAATGGAAGAAGTACTATGATCATCATTTAGTCCAGTTAAAGAAAGATTTTATAAAAGACATAGAAACAATGAATATTCAAAATCAGCGATACTTTGGTGATTGGGCTTTGTATAACAATCATTCAGACGCCGGTTATTATTTAGGTGCCAAACTGATTCAACACATATGTAAATATATCGATTTTAATGAAGTAATTTCTTTCAGTATAGATGAAGTTAAACACTACTATCAATCATTTATTGAAAACTATAAAAATGGGTCTATTTTCATAAAGTTGGCATAATGAGTTTGATGATAAAACAAATTTTCGGGTATAATATGTTTCCGATGTTAAAGAAGTCTGGAATGGGGGAACATAAAATGCCTAAAAATATGTTTCCGACACATATTATTTGGCATATTTTCGAGCAATGGGAGTAACTGCACGCACGTTGAGACTATCACATTGCTTTCATTAAAAACCGCGTAGTTAAGCCATAGTAATAATTAATCAAGAAGCGTTCTTACCTTAAAATGGTATAAAACGCTTCTTTTTTTGTTTTCGATACAATGTGGGAACATGTCGAAACTATTGTGACAACATATTTTTAAGCGATTTATAGTAAAAATAATAGTCGAGGTTTGTTAGGGGGAACATATTTTTTATGTTTTTCGTTAGTTTTAAAGTTAATAAATTGCTATATAAAGCGCTCAAATACACTTTATGTTTTCACAAACAAGGTTGTGGACTGGTTAGTCCTTTTTTCTATATATTGTCATATGTTTTTTAAATAAATGTAATAAAAATTAAAAAGAAGCTATCCTACTTTATCAAGGTGATTTAGCTTCTTTTTACTTACATATAGTGATGATTTTTTAAATCTTGTATGTGGCAACATGTTAGATAATTACTACTCTATAATCCATCGATTTATCATATTTCTTATTGTAATAAGCACCGGTATAGATTGGCTTAAGTTTTAAAAACTTTTTTCTATTATCAGAAAACTCAGTATCTGAATAATTCTTTGTCCCTGCGACACAGAATACAACTTCTCCAGGATTAACCGAAATCATCTTGTAGATAAATGATCCAAGGATATCTGAATCTAGCGTGTCAATGACTAAATCTCTATTCTTAAGCAAAGTGTTGATTGTATCGAGTCTTTGTTTTGTATCAAAAGTTTTAACATGTTCAAGTTCAAGTTCAAGTTTTGATATCTCTTTTGATAGATAATTCATTTTACTCGTGTATTCGTTATATTTGTTGGTAAAGATCGATTCGCTAAATCCTGGAGTTTTTACTCTCGTGTCGATTAAGTTTGATAGCATGTTTTCTGTTTCCTGAAGTTCCAGATTCATCCCATCAATCTCATTTTGTAAGTCATCCATAACAAGTGTAGATTTGATGACGTTTTTTATTGTATCCATGATGTTTAAATCTTTTAAGAATACTTCATTCAACATTTGAATCGTTGTGCCTTCTAAGACTTCCTGGTAACTCGCCTTGGCATTGCAGTGTGCTTTTCCATCAATGTAGTTTCCGCATTGTTGCATCACTCTTTGAGACTTTGAACCATAATTCCAATAACGTCTCTTTAGGGTTCTACCACATTCGCTACAGATGATCATCGCAGAAAATGGATACTTGTTTGTATATTTTGATAAGTTCTTGTTTTCACCGACTCTGACTTGAGCACGTTCTTTTCTGATGTGTTGTGCTAAGTCAAATGTTTCTTTATTAATAATTGCATCATGACTGTTTTCGGTATAGTATGTTGGTGCGTGATTTTTGTTTTTTACCCTTGTATGATTTAAATAATCGGTACTGACAGTTTTTTGCTGCAGCATGTTACCCATGTACTTTTCATTCTTTAATACTGAAGCTACAGTCGATACCCGCCATAGGCTTTTACCAGCACCTGTTTTATACTTAAGTTCCATCATTCTTTCTGCAATAGCAGAAGGACCTAAGCCACCAATGTACAAGTTAAATATGAGTTTAACTATCTCAGCTTCTTTAGGTTCTATAACCAAATTACCACCACGCTTTTCTTTTGTGTATCCTAAGAACCTAGCATGATTAATTATCGGAACACCTTCTCTAAATCTTCTTTGGACATTCCACTTAACGTTCTCTGAAACGTTTCTTGCCTCTTCCTGAGCCATGGATGCCATCATCGTGAAGAAGAACTCGACTTTAGGATCAATTGAGCTTAAATTCTCTTTTTCGAAGAAAATCTCAACTTTAACTTTACGTAACTCTCTAATGAAGTTGAGCGCATCAACTGTATTTCTTGCAAAGCGTGATATGGACTTTGTTAAGATGATATCAAGTTCACCTTTCTTTGCTCTTGCTATCATCAAGTTGAATTGTTTTCTATTCTTTGTGCTTGTTCCTGATATGCCTTCATCAGCATAGATCCCACAGAATTCCCAGTCAGGATTTTCCGATATTCTTTTGGTATATTCCTCTCTTTGTGCTTCATAACTTGTTTTTTGCTCTAGATTGTCTGTTGATACTCTGACGTATGCACAGACACGCTTCTTTAATATGGGTCTTGATAAATCGTCTAGGTTGACATGAACTTTTGGTTGTATAATTCTTACAGTTTTATTTTGCATAATTTTGAACTCCTTTCGTACTTACATTAATCACTCTAAAAGCAATTAATAGCAAGTCATTAAGCATCTATAGTGTTGCTTTGAGTATTATGATCTGTCACGTTGTATATTTTTGCTAGGGCGTATAAAACTTTATTAAACTCATCAACAGTAATAAGCTGCTGTTGTAGCAAATTTAATATAATTGTTTTTGAAATTTTATATTTCATTTCATCTGTTATAATTGTTTTCATGCTATTGATTTTTGACGCTTTTTTTATGCAAAGAAAAAGGAACTGCCTAAGCAATTCCACCGAAAGGATTCTTGTCATCTGTAAGAAAAAAGATATGACAATGTTTATCTGATTTACCACACATAGTTTAGCATAATAGACATGTTAAAACTATATGCCCGTTGCATAAAAAATTAGAAGAAGTTTTCAATTACAAAATTCTTATTCAATGTAGCCATGTAGACTCCTTTAAAGAGCATGTTTTCTGCATTTGCTTTTGTAAAATACTTAGGCTCATCATTGATGAAGAAAATTCCACCTTTATCTTTATTTAAAAACACTTTCGAAGTATATGTTTTGTCATAATATTCAAAGAGCATCACATGATTGTGTTGATTCGTTTGTGTGCGCCAGTAAAAATCAATTTCAAGTTCGTTCTTTTTAACAACAATTACGTCATCATTTATGGTAGATAATACCATCTGTTGGGAGGGTTCAATTACATTGTTCAAATATTCAAACGACCGAAAGGTCAGTCTTTTATCGTTTCTATTGCTGTATGGATTGCCAATGAGTTCATCAACATTGACATTATAAAATCCGGACAATGTAATGAGATCATGAATCGATATCTCACGAGATCCATTTTCATAATTGACATATCCTTGTCTAGATTTATTGATAACCTTACCTATTTGGACAGTTGACAAATTATTAAGAAGTCTAAGTCGTTTTAAATTCTCACTGATAAATAGATTATTAAAATCAATATCAGTTTTAAGTTGGTTGTTCAT